CCATCCACATTTGCAACATGGGCTGGAAAAGGCAGTAACCGTGACTTCAAACCAGCAAAACGTATTTTGCTTTCCGAAGCAGCCGAATTGAAACTTGTCCCTGAGGGCGGACAATTCAAGGATTCCCAAATGAGCGAAGCCGGTACGAATGTTAGTGTATTGACATTCGGACGTACGTTCAGCTTAACTCGACAAGCTCTTATTAATGACGATTTGGGTGTATTTAACGATATTTCTTCTAAATTCGGTCGTGCAGCAAAAAATAAAATCAATAACATGGTATATGACCTTTTAAGCGGCAATACTGTGTTAGAAGATGGAAAGGCTTTGTTTAGTGCAGACCGTAAGAACTTAGCAACTACAGGCTCTGAGTTAAGTGTTGTATCTTTAGCTGCAGGCGTAGCGGCTATGCGTCGCCAAAAACATATTGGTGAAAATCGTAATTTGAATATCTCACCTACGTATTTGATTGTTCCACCTGAGCTCGAAGCATTAGCGTATCAAGTAGTTAAATCTGTGGTAGACCCTGCTCGTAGCAATGATACAGTTAACCCATTCAGTGGTCGATTCACTATCGTCGTAGATGCAGCATTAACGGATCCGCATGCTTGGTATTTGGCATCCCGTCCTACAGATGTACAAACTATCGAAGTAACGTACTTAAATGGCATTGAAACACCTCGTTTAGAAACGCAAACAGGCTTCAAGGTTGACGGCATCGAGTACAAAGTAGCAATCGATTGCAACGCAACAGCTCTCGACTTCCGCGGTTTGTATAAAAATCCTGGTAAATAATTAGTAACTGATTAGGAGGTAAATAGATATGGCTAAATTCATTCAAGAACTAGACCGCGTCGATTTTAAAAATACAACAACCGAAATGATTGAAGTAGGGGACATCGTTCCTATCGGTAAAATGCACGGTGTGGCAATTACAAACATTGGTCCTAATTCAATCGGTGCAGTTAAGGTAACTGGCTGTTTTGAAGTAGCGGCATTAACATCCGATTCTTTTGCAGTAGGTGATACTGTGTATTTCGACAAAGATCAAAAGCGAGCATCTAAGACGGACACTAACCCAGTATTAGGCGTGGCTCTTACAGAAAAACGCCCAGGTACTACAGTATTGGAAGTCGCTCTTGTGCCAAATGTAGAAAAGTAATGTAAAGGCGGGCATATGCCCGCCTACTCCATAGGAGGTAATGCACTATGAAATTAGGATATAGGCCTAATGCACTGCTTTCTGTATTTGGTGAGCGAATTACCTACAAAGGCCAAGTTATCAAAGCTAGCGTGGAGATTGGCGAATATGATGGCAAAGGTTCCGGATTTGTCGATAAAGCACTAGCTGATAAGGCTCAGATTTGGGTGCGTGCTAAGGATGTTCCTGAACCACGATCAAAAGACGAAGTGTATATCAATGGCGAAAAATGGTACGTCGACCACATTTCTAACTTTGATGGTACAATGTATTGCCTTGAAATCGTGCATAACGTGAGGGCGGTGAGACCGTAATGAGTAATGAACCGATTACGATTACAGACACAGCCACTCCGTATCTGAATTTCATTGCAGAGACTAAACCAGACTGGATGCGTAAAGCGTTAAAATCCACAGGTTGGATGATGCAAAAGGAAATTAAGCAGGGCATTCGATCGGGTGCACCTGGTGGACGTAAATATCCCAACTTCATGGCACCGGCTCGACGGGCCGCATTTGAGTCAGCATTCGGTGCTAAACTTCGTAAAGCTTACCAAAGCGGAGGACGTGCAGAACGAGAAGCCTGGGGCTCGAGATCGCGAAATGCTTTACTTGATATGGGCATTAGCGCCAGGACAATCGGGTACAGTCCTCTAGGTAAGCTATCAAATGCAGTTGGATATCAATATGACAAGGGCAAACAATCCGTCCGAGTTGGGTGGTTATCCAATTCGGCAAAACGATTGGGTGAACGAATCGAAGAAGGGTACACTAAGCAAATTACAGAGCCTATGCGTAAGAAGTTATTTGCTGCCGGTGTACCGTTACCAAAAGGAAAATCGATGTTCAAAATTCAGCCACGTCATACTTATGGTCCTATGAAAGCTGCGCTACAGCCTAAGCTTAAACCGTATATTGAGGGTAAGATAGGCGACTACGCCATTTATGGTCCAGCTGCACAATCAGCATCTCGACGTAACTACAAGGTAAGGTGATTTGATGCAACAAACAATTCCATTGTCGCGCATCGTTGAACGCTGGGCCGAGGCCCTAGCGAACGATGAAGCGTTGACTAAATTTTGCAATGACAAATACGGAAAGCCGGCGCAACTGTATGTCGGCTATGACGATGTCGAAGCACCGCTTGAAGAAGATTGCCCTTGCATCATATTACTGCCGAGTAATAAGAACGAAGGGCTTGCTGATACCTACACATACTCGTTAATGATCGTTTGGGGCATTGTCCGCGAAGGTGCAACTCGTGTTAAAAATATTATTCGGTACGATGGAGCGCTTGAATCGGATAACCTAGGGCAGTTAATTATCGAATGTATTTGTAAGGTGAATCCGGCGTTTCCGGTAATCGGCATTGACTATGAATTAGACTCAATGAATTGGCGCCCAGTATTCACCGGACGTTTAACAGCTACTATAGAAATTCCGCATGTAATCGGCGGGGATATTGAATATTAAAGGAGGAAATGCATATGGCAACAGCAAAACGTGCACAGGGTTCTCAGTCCCATGTGGCGATTGCGTTTGAGGCGGACTTTGGTACAACGCCATCCACTGGCGGTGTAATCACGCCAATCATATCTAGCTCCGTAAAAGCTAGTCAAAATCTAAACGACTCCACCGTAATCCGTGGCGATCGTAATCCTGCAGCGCCATTCCGTGGCAACATTGACACGTCCGGTAGTTTAACCGTACCTGTTGGTGTTATTGACATCGGATACTGGCTAAAAGCTGCATTTGGTCAACCGACTTCTAATACAACTGGCCAAGCGCCAAATAAGAAGTCTGAGCACACTTTTAAAATCGGCAACACAATGCCTTCTCTAACTATTGAACAGGGGTACCCTGATGTTAACGTCTTTCAGCAATTCTCCGGCGTGAGAATTAGTAAATTAGGATTTAAGTTCGGCGGCGATGCCGAATTAACTGCATCCGTTGATGTGATGGGCTGTAAGGAAACATTAGCGGCCACTACATTTGATGCTGCAGCAAAAGCAGTTAATTTCTTACCGTTCCAAAACCTAAACGCAACAATTAAAGAAGGCGGCGTTACGGTGGCCAACATTTTAAGTTGCGATATCAACTTTGATTTTGGCTTGGATGGTGATTCTTACGCTATTGGCGGTAAAGGCTTTAGAACGTACATCGACCCAGGTATTGTGTCAATTTCTGGGACGATTAAAGCGTTCTTCCAAAATAAGGATCTTTTAAACAAAGCGGTTAACGGTACGGAATCCAGCTTGGAATTGCGACTTGAACAAGATGACTGGTCGCTTACATTCAAATTGCCTGAACTTGTGTACGAACGACAATCTCCAGGCATCGATGGTCCTCGTGGCGTCAATATTGAATTGCCGTTTAAAGCATACTATCGTGCAGATGCCGGTCGCTCTGCATCCATCATTACATTAGTTAATAATCAAGAACAATACTAGGAGGTGCCAACATGGCATTTGAAGATATTAAATTAAGAGGTTTAACATTTGCTGAACGTGGCGAATTAATTAAATCTGGTTTAGACCCATTGTATACTCCAGTTCCGGAGGAAGCACCGGACACAGAACGCCTATTGCGTTCCCGTGACCTTGCACAATGGATTATGCAGCACATCTACGGTTTAACTGAAGATGAAATCAATGCAGCACCAGATAATGATCTTATGGAAATTGCACTCGATACCATGCGCTTTACGCACGAAAAAAAGGCTGAAATCGAAAAAAACTAATTGATGCGTGGAGTTGGCTCAACTCCGACAAACCAAAATACTGCTCTGATTGTATCAAGATGCAACATGAGACTAAACAGCATTTTGACTGCTCGGAGTGTGAGTTTAATTCCCCGCAGCAACTAGATGGAACGAGACAAGCCATGCGAGTATACAACGCTAGCCGGATGCAGCGACGATGGCATTCAGGCGGTATTGCAGGATTCGATATGCCAGCGGTATTAGAAGTGGCGAAGGCTTACGGCATTGAGCCACTACCGCACCTTATCGACTTACTCGTATTATTAGAAGCCAAAGAATTGGAGGTGGCGCACAAGAATGGCCAATAATTTAATTGATATTGTCGTTCAGCTGACAGATAAGAATACGGAAGCCGGACTCAAGAAAATTACAGCTAGTGCTGAAGGCGCCAAATCCGCCCTTGGCAAAATGAAGAATGACCTCATGGCGATAGGTGCCGGTGTTGGTGTTGTAGGCATCGGTGCCAAATTAGCCAAAGAGGCTATTCAATGGGATGTAGCCGTTAAGAAATTATCCGGTATCACTGGTGCTACGGCAAAAGAAACCAGTGAGCTATTAGCAGTGGCCAATTATATGGGCATAGCTATGGAAGATAGCGCTGGTGCATTTGCTAAGTTTTCAAAGAATGTTGGGGCGGCCAAAGAAAAAATGGAAGTCGCTCGGGCAGAGGGAAAACTCGGTACTGATATATTCAGCAAATTAGGCTACACGCTTGAAGATATCCAAGGCAAGAATACCGTTGAAGTGTTCAAGATGATACAGGAACGCCTAAGGGGTATGAAGGACGGGGCTGAGAAGACTCGTGTCGAAATGGAACTCTTTGGACGTACTGGGTATCAAATGCACGCCATGCTTAACATGTCCGCTGAACAGATGGACAAAGTAGCTGAACGTGCCAAGGCAATGGGGCTTATCATCGATGATGATGCCGCAGCTAAATCTGCAAAGCTAAATCGGGAATTAAAAGATTTAGAGAATACAGGGAAAAGGCTTGCAGTATCTATCGGCCATGAGTTAGTTCCTGTTTTTAATGATTACGCAAAAGGCGTGTTAGACGTTGCTAAAGAATTCGAGTCGATGACCGCTGAGCAGAAGGAAGCTATCGGCGGAATTGTCAAATTCGGTGCAGAAGCCGGCGCCGTGATCATAGTCATGCGATCATTAACTAGCGCACTCGGATTTATAAGATTAGCTACAATTGCTGCTGCAGGACCATGGGTAACATTGGCTACGGTAGCAGGGCTCGCAGCTAAGAACATATATGATGCAGTGTATGCATCTAAAACAGCTGGTTCTTATCTAAATGTTGAAGTTGACGGTAAGCGTATTCACAAAAATACGAATTCGACAGCAGGAATGTCTGATAAGTTCCGTGAATCACATGACTCGCGTTATTGGATAGAAGACTCAGCTTTATTCGGATTCATTAAAAATGACCGCATGGCTACTAAAGAAGAGGGTGCTAGAATCGACGCGGCTCTTAAAGAAAAGGAGGCTGCAGACGAGGCTAGGAAGAAAGCTGATGAAGAGCTTGCAAAAGCAAAAGAGGACCTTGCTAATGGCGGATTAACGAATACCGAGGCTATTAATAAGGCGAATGAAGAGGCAGCTAAAGCGGCCAAAGCCCAAGAGCAGGCTGCTAAGAAAGCCCAACAAGCGGCTGAAAAGTTGACGAGTGCAGTGGAACGCATGGCCGATTTGTATCGGTCACTTACTTTACAAAGCCTACAAATTGACGGCAGTCAATACGAAATCGATAAGTTAACTGCTAAGAACCAGTATGAGTCAAACGAAAAAAATATTCGTGATATTATCCGCTCTGTTTCGGGTTTGAATAGCGGTGCTACAGGACAAGCTGTGAGCGTACTGGATGCAGCTAATGAGCAACTCGGTAAGGCATACGAGTTAGGAGCAGATGGTACTTGGGCAACAGATTGCGGTAAGCTATTCTCTGACTCTGTACTACAAGCATTCGGCAAGGATGTACCACGATATGTTCCATCTATCATGGACGCAGCAAGAGCCGCTGGTGCTTGGCATGATGAGGGCGATGGATATGTTCCTAAAGCCGGAGACGGTGTGGTTGTACTTGGCGACAATCATATTGTCATTAGTGACGGAAACGGCGGATATACTGGTGCTAATTCAAGCACTGGTGTAGTTAGCAAACCGAGCGTATCAAGTGATTTTGGCGCTATTACAGGGTATGTTGATACCAGCTTATTAGCAGGGGGTGCTTCGAGTTCTATGGCTGATTCAGCAGGTAGTGCGGCAAATGCCAAAAAGCTTGCTGAGTCAAATCTAACCGCTCAAGTTAGAGCCAAGAATGAAGAGTTGTATCAAAAGCGATTAGCTGAAGCACAACGAAATCAGACTATCCGTGTTCGCAAGATGAACGAGGACATCAAGAAACTCGATCTTGAACGTACAGGCGACCGCTTGCAATTACTCAAAGCTGAAGCTGAAGCACAAAAGGCGCAGATTGATGATAATGTCCGTGAGTATACAAAGGCAGTAGGCGATAAGGAACTCGCTGAAAAGAAAGCTCAAGCAGAGCGCTTAAAAGTGGCGTCTGATACTGAGCAGAAAATCAGAGAGTTAGCCTACACTCAAACAAGTGAAAATATTGACCACTTAACTAATATGGTTACATTAGGCCGATTGTCTCGCAGTGATGCGGACGCGCTACTTGCTGAAGAGTTAAAGACCTATATTGACTATGCACGGAGTGAAGTTAATGAGGCCCAGTTAACGGCTACGCAAAGGCTGCAGATTGAAAAGAACCTATTAGAGTCTCAACAAAAACTATGGGAACTCGCAGGTCGCAGTCTTAAAACAAGCCTACAAGAAGCTGCTCGACAATATAAGCAAGAGACTACCAATTATGCTGATTTAGCGAAGTCTACTTTTGATAGTACGATGAGCTCTATCAACTCGACATGGACAAATAATCTCGAAGCCATGGCAACAGGAACGAAGTCATTCAGTAAAGGCATTAAGGACATATTTAAGGATATGACGAATGCCATTATTAAGATGATGATTCAGTTGACGTTCCAACAATATGTTATGCCTAAGTTACAAGGATTATTTGGCGGCGCCGTTAGTGGTATTGGTTCACTAGGTGCTGCAAAAGGGACATCGTCCTTTGCTGGTGGTGGTTCGTTTAGTTCTGCATTTACAGGCAATCGATTTGCCGCCGGAGGAAAAACGAACCCAGGGCTTATGTTGGTTGGTGAAAACGGACCAGAACTATTACAGTCCTCTGGATCCCATCGTATTTATACAGCTAGCGAAACTCGTAGATTGGTAGGTGGCGCTACAAGCAACAATGTAGTTGTTAATATCATCAATCAGTCTGGCCAAGAGCTCGAAAGCAAGCAACAGAACTCTCGGTTTGATGGCGAAAATTACATCATCGATGTAATGGTCCGTGCAGCTAACACAAATAAAGGAGGTGTGCGAGACGCCATTAGGGCGGCCGCAACTTAATTATGGCTACATTTCCAGAAATACGATATCCAATATATCCAATCCAGGAAACTACGCCGGATGTAACTTATAAAGGCCAAGTCGAGAATATGACGTTAATTACTCGCAAGAAAACAACTAAAACCCTACGGACATACTCCGTGGGGTACAAGTTGCCTACTGCTGAGTATCAACGATTGAAGGCATTCTTCGATGAGGTCAACTGCTCCGGTATTTTTGATTGGGTACATCCTGAAACTCGTGAAACTCTTCATGTAAGATTCTCCGACCAGTTAGACTTTGCAGCGAATGACTACGGTGTTTGGACTGGTACTGTTAAATTACAGGAGGCTTGATATGTTACCATTATCAACCGCATCAATGATTGAGAAAAACCAAATATCGGCCACAGGCGTGTGGCTTATGTTGCTAGATATCACGTACAACAAAGAGACGGTTCGACTTGTCAATAATACGGAAAATATCCAATTCAAGGGGAATACGTATATAGCCTTTCCTTTCCATTTAGCAGATGTCAATAAGAACCAAACAGACCTACCAAATGTGAAATTATCCGTGTCGAATGTAACTCGGACTATCCAGCGAATGTCTGAAAGTAACAAAGGCTTCACTGGAGCGGACGTCATTATTCGAATTGTAAATACATCAATCCCCGATGTGTGCGAATTGGAAGAGCATTTTGTGATTACCGGTGCGCAGGCTAATGCTGAATGGATGGAGTTTACTCTTGGGACAGACTTCAGCTTTAATCGTCGATTTCCGCTGATCCGCGTTATGAAAGATTTTTGTCCTTTCAAATTCAAAGGTGTTCAATGCGGATATAAGGGCGATGCTGGTGAATGTAATAAGACACTAGCACGATGCCGAGAACTAGGCAATAGTACAAGGTTCGGCGGAGAACCCACTATTCCGCAAGGGGGGCTTTATGCATCCAACAAATGATTTTACTGATTTGCTCGGCACACCTTTTGAACAGATGAAATGCTGGGAATTGGTGGCCGAGGTATATCGGCGCTCTGGTATCGAACTTCCCAATTATACCGACGTACAGATGGGCGATTGGCAAGAAATTCGTGAGCCAGGCGAAATGAACGTTCTTGTATTTGCGCTATACGGTAAGGAACTTGATCATGTAGGGGTTTATATAGGGGCAGGAAATTTCATTCATGCAACGCAGAAATCAGGAGTGTGTATCGAACACATCTCAAAATACGTGCCTCGGTTAAGGCATATATATAGGTGGAAAGGAGACACGAATGGTTAATGTAATCATCGTCAAGAATCCGTTTAAACCGGAACAACATGAAACTCAATATATGCCTTTCAAGAAAGGCAAGCCGGTAAGTTACTACCATAAGGCCCAAGGTGAATGGGTGTATTCGATTAACGGGCATGAAGTAACTATCGATACGATTGTTAATGATGATGACTATATCGTGGCTATGCCTAAAATTGAAGGTAAGTTCTTTGGTGTATTACTATCAATCGGTATGGCCGTATTTACAGGCGGTATAGCTTCCGGCGCTATATTCGGCATTCAAAGTTTAATCTGGAGAACAGTTCTATCAATGGCGGTAGGTATGATTGGGAACGCTGTTATATCTAAATTGACAGCCCCTAAAGTTGATCGGTCTAATTCTGAGCAGTCTACCACTTATGGATGGGGTGGCACTAAGACTGTAACCGGACAAGGTTATCCACTCGCAGTAACATACGGACGCATGAAGTCCGCAGGTATGCTATTATCTCGTCACGTAATCAGTGATGGGGATAAGCAGTATCTTAACTTGCTATATTGTGCCGGTGAGGGCGAGCTATCTAAGATTGAGGATATCCGTATCAACTCTAATCCGATTTCTAATTATAAAGATGTGCAAGTCGATATTCGTCTAGGTACGAATGATCAGACTGTTATTCCTAACTTTAACGATAACTTTGCGGACCAAGGTTTAAACTATGAACTCAAAAGCGACTGGAGCGTACAACAAGTGCAGGGCGACGCTTGCGATGCCATTGAGCTAACAATCGGATTCCCTAACGGGTTGTATTACTCTAACGATAGTGGTGGCATGGATAAAACCTCCGTTACTGTTGATGCTGAAATTCGTAAGGTAGGTACACAGGAGTGGCAGTCGTTACCTTTATCTAATAATAAAGGTCTATCTGGACATGTTAAGAAGAAACCGAAACAATGGTTTTTCATCGATAAATCTAATCGAGATATAGCTAATTCAAATTATGCAGGCCATATTTGGGAGGCTACAAACTCCGCATTTTATCGAGTGTTCAGATTTGATAATCTCGAAAAGGCAAAATATGAAGTCCGTATGCGATGTTCTGGTAAGGATGGTACGAGCCTACGGCATGTTAATAAGGTGTATTGGACACAGCTAACTCAGATTATCTATGACGACTTCGTACATCCAGGCAAAGCACTTATAGGGATTAAGGCTTTGGCCACATCTCAATTAAGTGGTTCTGATCCAGACGTGTCCTGGATTCAGGAGCGTAGTAAAGTATGGGTATTCAATCCGTATAATAACCAATACGAAGAAAAGCCGGCCGATAATCCGGCATGGGCGGCGTACGACCTCTTGCACATATGCCGTAAGATTGGCGGTGAGTATGTGATATTTGGTCAGCCGTACGGCCGTATCGATTATGACGCTTTTAATGCCTGGGCCGAAAAGTGTACATTAAATAAATTCACATTTAACTACATCTATGATTCAGCTACTCGGCTATGGGATGCTCTCAAATATCCTGAAACAGTAGGACGCGGCAAGGTCATTCCTGCAGGAACACGATTTACTTGTGTAAGTGATTATCAATCCTCTCCGGTACAACTGTTTACCGTGGCCAACATTAAATATGGTAGCTTTACGGAAGAGTTCCAGGGCGTAGAGGCTCGGGCTAATTCGATTGAGCTATCCTTTATTAACAAGGATAAGGATTATGAACGTGATGTGATTCCGGTGTACGGTGATACATACGATGAATCTAACTCACTTACCAACCCTGCCCAAATCGAGCTCATGGGATGTACTAGCCTGGAACAGGCTTATCGACACGGTAAGCATTATCTTAGATGTAATAAGTATGAAGTACGTACGGTAACGTTTGAGGCTTTCACAGATGCAATCGCTTGTACGGTAGGCGATATTATCCTCGTGCAGCATGACGTTCCTGAATGGGGCGAAGGTGGCCGAGTGGTTGCCGTTAACGGTCAATCAATTACTCTTGATAAGGAAGTTACAACGCAACCAGGTAAGCAGTACCAGTTATTGGTGCGTAATAATACAACTGATGCGGTAACGACCTACAACGTAGCTAATGTGTCCGGTGCAAATGTTATTGTTCAAGAAAATATACCAGTGCAAAAGGATTGTATATATGCGTTCGGCGAGATATCAAAAGCAGCCAAACCGTTTAGAGTCCTCGCCATTACTGAAGGTCATTCTGAAATGACACGTAAAATCCAATGCATGGAGTATTACCCAGAATTGTACGCTGCAGATGATGGACATATCCCAAGTATCAATTATGCTAATCACGGCGCAGCTGATATCCAGGATATCGGACTCGTGAGTGATGTGTACGGTGCAAATGGTATTATGTATTCTCGCATTGCCGTAACATGGCAGCTACCACGTGATGGCAAAGTGACAAACGTAGTCGTGAATTTCCGAAATACGAAAAGCGATACCTGGACGTATGTGGGGAACTTCCCCTCCTCTGCTAATGGAACTGCAATAACAGATGTATTGTTAGGTGCGAATTACGAGGTGCGTGTTCAAGCTATTAACGATTTAGGGCAGCTTACTACAGGCGTTACGAAATTAATTAACATACCTAAAATGCAAGCTCCTGAGGATGTGCAAAATTTGCACGTACTCAGCCGATACAATCAGACTGCAGATAAGAGTGTGTACTATGATTTGCAAGTACTATTTGACTCGCCTGCTAATCCAGCTAACTTCGATGTAGCTGAAGTATGGTATATGCTAACCGCTAAAAGTGGAAAGCCGATAACTGGCCAAGAATGGCAGTATGCGGGAAGTAGTACGAGCCAAGTGATCATTAAGGCATTAGGCCCGGGTGAGACATATCGAATTAAAGCTGTATCCGTTGACCGATTTGGCAATCGGGCGGAAACTGCTCAAATGGTAGATGTAGAAGTCAAACCTATGGACGCTATTCCTGATATGCCTAAGATCTTCACGATGTCCTTTGACCGTGAGGCAAAGGCGAAATGGAGCGAAGTTCTTAATGCGGATGTAGATTATTACGAACTCCGTACTGACAATAATCCAGGCAATGACTCTACGGCATTATTGGCAAGGGTAAAGGGTACTACTGCAACGCTCACGTTAACTAAACGTGCAGATACAGTATATCTATTTGCTAAAAGTACACTCGGTAAGTATTCAACACCGGCACGGTATGATTACAACTTGCCACAACTCGATAAACCTGAAGTAGTGGCCAAGAGTACGATCAATGGCATTAATCTATACTTCTCGGCTAAGCCTGCGCAGGCCTATGCTATTCGATGCCACGTTGTAGGTGATACCAGGACAGATGATTTGGAAACAACAAGCACCATGCTTACCTATTCTAATGAACCTGGTATTTACACAGTACGATGTGCGTTCGTCGATGTGTTTGGGGAAGGTAAACTCGATGAGCAAATGGTGACAATTAAAGCTACCATTCCAAAGGAAATGCTAGATAGAGAGTCGCTAGGGTTAGCCGAGTTTGATAAACGTGTTAACGAACTCAGTGCAGAGTTCAATAAAGTCTCTCACGAATACAGTACAAAAGTCGAAAATCTACGAGAAGATGTAGAAACTCGTATAACTCAACTCGATAATGGTATCGACCTTAAAGTTACAAAAGGTCTCAAAGCATTAGATGGGAATGCTATTCTATCAAGAATAAACCTTTATGAAGGCGGCGTTAAGATTGATGGTAAATTAATTCATATTACTGGTGATACTCTCATAGATGGGAATATCATCACGAATAAGATGCTGCAAGCCAATTCCGTAGATGCTACAAAAATAAAGGTTGATAGCTTATCTGCCTTATCTGCATATATCGGTGGCACACTCCGAGGCGGTAAGTTAATTGGCACTGAAATCCAAAACGAATCAGGCACCTTTAAAGTAGATGCACAAGGTAATATTTATGGGGTAAATATTACGGGGTCCCGAATTGATGCCAATAGTGTCTACGCCGAAGGTCAACAATTAAAGCCCGTGTATGTAAAACGCCTAGATGTCAGCAGTGGCGATAAGATTGAATTACCGGCAGGATATTCGTGGGATAAGACGCTGATTTTCTTGCGATGGATTTCCGGCGCTATGGACAACGATTATTATGCATTCTCCGGGCAAAATATGGGACAAAATGAAGTTGACGCCATCCAACGCATAGCGCAAGAGCGTTTTAAAATCACACTAAACATGAGAGCTGGTTGGGGCATGAATGGGTTTGGCAACGATCTGGTGCAAGATAATGTTAGTGGAGCGAACGAGGATATAGCTAGTAAGAATGGCGGACGATTCATATCGTTCAATCAAGGCCGTCCAGTATATGGTGTCGTGCAGTATTCAAGTGTATCAGGCGAACGTCCACCTGTATTTAGTGTCAGCATAAGTCAAAGTAACAGTTCTCATTATAAGGGAAATCCAACAACGTTATTTGCTTTAGGTGTAACCGAAAAAGGTTATTTCTATTATGGTAAGATGTCCGCTCGTCAAGGTGGTTGGGGCCGTGCAGGTATTACAATAATGTCGTTCTGGTAATGAGGAGGTGCATATATGAAGGAATACGATTTTGACCTACACGTGGGTCAAGACTACGGACTGACTTACATTATCGAAGGTGGTGAGTCCTATGATGGGTACACCGCCATCATGAAAGTTAGGCGAAAGCCTGACACAAATGAGGTATTGTCCATAAACGGCGTAATTGAGGAGGACCGTATCACATTCCGTATTAACGGAAATGACACAGTTAGTAAGGTAGATGCTAAAGGCGTCCACCAATATGATGCGTTCATTTATAATGATGAACACAGCTTAAAATTAGGGTTCGGCGAAGTTAATATCATTCAAGATATTGCACGCCATTAATGAAAGGGGATTATATCATGGCAGAGGAATTAAACGTTAATGTAACAGGATTTAATTTACCACCACTCAAAGTAGAGGGGACATTTACTGTGCCCGCTATTAATATATTAGGTCAAAATGGTAAAAGTGCATATGAAATATGGTTAGAAGCAGGAAATACTGGAACAAAAGACGACTTCCTTAACTCCTTAAAAGGCACTAATGATAGCCCAGGGTTGCCTGGTAAAGACGCAACAGTTGATGGTGCTTATGAAATGCTTTTAGGTCTAAATGTATATTGCGAAAACGCAACTCCTAATGAAGTATTAAAAGGTCTTATTCGTGGTTTAGGCGATGTCATTAAAAAGCAACCTAAGCCATTTAACTTCAAACGACCTACACAAGGGCAAACCTATATCAGTGTATCTGGTACACCATACTTCAGAGTAGCATTACTTGGTCGAGGATTTGCGGCAGCAGTTAGTCTTGGTGAAAATGGCGTTGCGCAAATTCCATTGGATGAACCATTCAATACTAAGGATGTTGAGTTAGAATACTTTAACATGCTCGGTAGCATCGTTGGGACGTATCGCGTATCTGGCTATGCATCAGGTGAAGTTACAGGGCCTGACTTTGGGGCATTTATTAAAGATGTTCCGCTAACCTCTTCTGTATATGGTGTTACTGTTGTAGGCACTGGTAAAGTGTATGAAAAAGGGGTTAAAGTTATTCCGACTACTTTAGAATCAACTAACAAGTTCAGCTTAGAGGATATGTTCAAAAGCATGATAGAAATAGTTTGTGAATATAAAAAAGTTGAATTTGTAGAACTTGATTTAACACAATTACCAAACAATTCTGCTAAAGGTGGTAACTTCCCAGAAAAGTGCAATAAGCTATATGAATTAGTGAATTATGGGAACAATACCATTGTTAAGGTGAATCGCGGACAGGTAATTACCGTGTCTGAGGATCCTATGACGCAAAATCAAACAGGTGTAGCTACATCTATCAAGTTTACTGGTGTATCCAATAAGAAAATCCAATTCAACGGCTCGGAACTCATCACTATGGAACAAGATGCTAAATACGAATATGTATTTGCTACCGATACGATTAATAAAGTAGGTTAAGTTCCTATAGGATGAGAAAGGAGTTAATGAATGGACGAAATCAGAATACTTCTGATGGAGGTAGGAATACCCCCCTACTTTGCGGATATTGGATTCTGGGTGACCCTCTTGGGGGTCATCTGGGCCGCACTTCGAGGGTCATTTAGGGCGATGGTGTGGTTTTTGGAACATACCTCGTTAGTCGCAGTTAAGCAAGAATTAGATGACCATTTGGCTCGACGTATGGACAAACAACGTAAGGATTATGACGATAAGTTATCTGATGCTATCAACAGTATCGCTGATTTAACAAAAAGCAACCAGGAAATACTAAAGCAGTTGGTCAAGCTGGAAGAACGAGATGCAGCGAAATTTCACCGGCTTAATAACCTCGAAAACACAGTTCAGAGCCTGAGTACTGAATTGATGCATATCCAAGTTCTAAATAATATGCCGATAGGAAGAAGTATCACACTTAACACGGACGATATAGGAGGTGACTGATAATGAAATATCAAATCATGAACCGTCTGAAATCCGCATATGGTGCTGTTCGTGTTGCTAATATCCATCCTACAGGGGTGCTAGCAACACGGATTTTAGTACTTGTTATGCTAATTCCTATTTGGCTAGTCATAACAGAGTATGTTATGGCATTTGCTAGGGGTTATGTATCAAGTGAAACTAATAAGCTGATTGATGTTGGGCTCAATATTATTGACCACATATTCATTCCTAGTGTATTGACCGCCGTAGTAGGCTTCCTAGGACTTTGGTTGGATAGAAATAATAATGGGGTCCCTGATAAATTAGAAGGAGGTAGTAGTAATGACGAAAATATTTATAAATCCAGGTCATGATATTGACCTGGATAGCGGAGCAGTAAATCCTAACACAGGACGTCGTGAATGCGACGTTGCTCGTGATGCGGGTAAGTTATTAGCTTGTTATTTACAAACGGCAGGATGCGAAGTGCGCACCCTACAAAATGATGACTTAGGTCTTGTGTGTGCTGAATCCAATGAATGGGGCGCAGATATATTTGTATCACTCCACTGTAACGCATTCAATACGCAGGCACGTGGCACTGAAACATTATTTAAGTCCTTTAACGGGCAACGCTTAGCGAATGACATTCAAAGTCAAATTATTCGGAGCATCGATACCGTAGATCGCGGCGTGAAAGAACGGCAAGATTTATGGGTATTAAACGGCACGGATGCAACAGCCGTGTTAGTTGAAATGGCATTCATTGATAATGATGAAGACCTCGCGCTACTTAATAATGATTTAGATAGCATAGTACGTGCTATCGCAAGGGGAATTACAGACTTCATAGGAGGGGAATAATGTATGACAAAATCAAAGTATTACTTAATCACCCTACTTACCGCTATATTATTATCGGTGGTATTGGGTTCATCCTCATCCTTTGCCTCGGATACATTTTCCACCAACCTAGCGGAAGCAACAATCACGATTCCCTTAACACAGTGGAACGAATTGAAAAGCAACAACGAGAAAGCCTTGAACTTAATAGAAGCGTCCAACGTTCCATTGACAGAAGCGCAGACTATAGCCGTGAAGCAGCGACAAGAATTGAACGAAGCTCACAATACAATCAACAAATTGGAGAACGAATTAACGCAAGCCAAACTTCAATCAATGAAGCAAGAAATTGTCTTGTCAGAAATGCAGAACTCTTTGACAGAGTTGAAAGGGCAAATCGACAACGACAAGAGAACAATCAAACGCTTACGAATGCAACGCAACCTATCCCAAATACTGGGAGCGGGCGCGACAATCGGAGTAGTAATTCATCGATGATTGAGAGGTGATCCAAGCATCTCCTGAGCATGAGCAGGCGGACTCATGGATTGACTATAATAATGTAAAAGACCTTACTGGGAATATGTCCTGGTAAGGTCTTTTTTTGTGTAAAAAATTAAAAAAAGTACTTGCAAATACATCGTATTCGATGTATAATAAAGACAAAGATAAGGGAGTTATTAAAAGGAGTACCTATCATGAGCAAGTATGGTGAATTTTTAAAAAGCGTAAAAGAATCTCAATTAACTAAATTCTTCGGAGAAGTGAAACATACTTCTAATAAGTACTTTAAATTTAATCATGTAATAAGCGATGATGAAATCATCATCGTAACTAACAATGTGAAGTTCATTAAAGGTAACCCTGTTTTAGTGATCGATAATAACAAAGTTGTATACCTAAAGGAATGGAATGTTGCAGAGGTTCGCAACTATAATAAAGACCTTTACGCATTTGCAGTTAAATTAAACCGTAAATACTGGAAGGAATATACTTTCAAAAATAATTTTGATGATATGTGTTTCGAGCAAGCTGACACATTTGATAGCTTGAAAGCAGTAGCGGAAATGCAAAATGACACAGAAATCGCATTAGGTTGGGGAAAATAAGGAGGTATTTATGAAATTCAATGACGTTATGACCTCCGCAGAAGCTGCGGAACGTTGGAAGATAAGTCCTGTTACAGTGAAGCAGGCGTGTTCCGGTCAACGGAACACGCCACCACGATTCACATCAGAGGAGTGCAGAAAGGCTAAAGGAACATGGTTAGTCACACGCCAGGGAATGGAACGATTATACGGGGAGGAACCTAAAATGTTAAAAGTCTATAGTTTAAACGCATTGAAACCTTGGTTCATGGGAACCGCAGAAACATATAAGGAAGCATGGGACATGATATATGAGCGTGAGATGCGCCAATCTCCTTGCATTGGCAAGTGGGACAAGGCCGCATGGGATGAAGGCGATATGGAAGAAGAATTTCCTGATTTCGTATGGCCGGAAGGTGTTGATTACGTTTGGACGGCTGACTGGATAGCTGAAGTCATTCTCGATCCGAAAGAATACAACGAAAAAGGTGTAAGAGGTCTTATCGACGATTTGATGCTATCTTACAAAATTGAAGAAGTTTAGTTATTTTATAAAAGACCTTACTAGGTTGTATCCATAGTAAGGTCTTTTTTTGCTTATAAATAGTAATTGCGGATAAGGTAAAAATATGGTGTAATTAGGGTAATAATAGGAGGTGGGAGTAATGATGCTTAAAGTATTTAACAAGGACCCACATTTTATGAGCGATGCGGTAGTAGTGGATAGCTACGCCGCTGCATGGGATATAATATGTTCCATGCAGCAGAAGCTAGGGCAAGGCATACTTCTTGTTGGCAGAGAAACTTGGGAAGAATTGGGCTTAGCTGAATCCTTTCCTGATTTTGTTTGGGAAGAAAATGTAAAAGCGGTATACGTTAACAGTGATAAAACCTTAATAATTCCTGCTCCGTCAAAGTATAATCGCGCCAATGTCTTAAAGCTCATCAAGTTCTTCGGACTCCACTATTCTGTCCGAGAAATATAGATGTGAGCGCTTTAAAATCTGTTTAAGTTTAAAACGGTTGCTTAACCGTTGCTCAACCTTTTGTGTGTTAAAATAATAATAAATGCATATTTTATGCGGATAGATGGTGCTCGCAACACGTGTGTGCAATACAAGTAGTACGAAAAGGTCCCAATTCATTTGAATTGGGACCTTCTTCGTTATATATAATATACAATACATATTACATATTACATATTACTCTATATCTTGTTATATTAAATTAGTCTACTTTGATGCCGTGAATTTCTTCAGCTAAACGTTTTAAAGCATCGACGGTACGTACCCCAGGTGTGATTTCGGAAAGTTTTACACGAATGAAGTGACCTTCTTTAACAGCTGTGATGTCTTGAAGTTGAGG